ACCAAGACATTTACACAGTGCCTGCACGATTTACGACTGAAGTAAACAGCATATATATTAACAATGCTTCTAGTTCGTTAGTCACATTTAGCTTAGATTGGTACGATGCAGCATCAACAACGTTTTACACTTTAGCAGAACTTGTTGAATTACCTGCAAACTCACTATTACAAATTACAGATTATCCTTTGTATTTGATTGGTAGTGATAAGATACGAGGTCTTGCAAGTGCAAACAGTGCTGTAAATATAACAGTATCCCTAGAGGAGTTCTTTCAAACTTCTCTATAATTAAGCCGAAGGAGAGATAAATGGCTATCACAACTGCAATGTGTACTAGTTTTAAATCTGAGTTATTAGGTGGTTTACACGACCTTGATACTGACTCACTTAAAATAGCACTTATAAAAGCATCCCCATCAGGTACATATGGTGCTGCTACAACTAACTACTCTGACGTAACAGGTAACTCTGATGAAGCAAGTGGTACAAACTATACTGCAGGTGGTCAAGTACTAGATAGTGCAACGATTGCTGTAGATGGTACAACTGCTACTGTAGACTTTGCTGACGAAGTATTTAGTAACGTAACTGTGTCTGCTGATGGTTGTATTATATATAACACTGCAAACAGTAACTCTGCTATCGCTGTCATTGACTTTGGTGGTACAGTATCTGCTACTGCAGGTGACTTAACTATTCAGTTCCCAACTGCTGACGCTTCCAACGCTGTAATACGTATAGCTTAAAGGGGGTAGAACATGTCGTTCTACGATTCTGCTGATGCGGTATATGGCTCTGGTGCTTATGGCACTGCGAGTTTTGGAAGTGTAAGTCCTGTTGTTGCTCTAACTGGAGTTAGTGGCACTGCACTTACACGTACTTTACATATAGATGCATTTGAAGTAGATATCACAGAACCACTTAATGTTACCCCTACTCTTACTAGTTCTTTAGGAACAGTACAGAGTAACATAGCCGAACAAACAGGAAGTGTATCAGCTACAGGTGGAGTTAATGGTCTTACTTTAGATGTTGACGAACCACTAGCTAGTGTATCAGGTACAGGACAGATAGGAAGTGTGTTTGCGACCTTATCTGCTACTTTAACAGGAGTTGTAGGTACAGGAAGTATAGGAACACTAACCCATTCTAGTGACACATTAATTACTAGTGTAGGTATGACAGGTTCTATTTCTGCTCCTACTGAAAACATTACCTTTACAGTTGCAAGTGTTCAAGGAACAACTGCATTAGGTAATATAGAAAGTCAACCTAAAGAAGCACTTAATAGTGTTAGTGCTACAGGTTCTGTAAATGGTGTTACTACACAGACTCAAGCAGGTATAACCTCTGTTGCCTTAATAGGTAGTATAGGTACTTTAAATGTACGTGCTTTATACGGTGCAAACGATGCTATCTATGGTATAGGTAGATATGGTAGTGCAATTTATGGCAGTGTAACACCTGTTATAAATCTTCCTACTTTAGAACTTATTGGCTCGGTAGAATCAGTACAGATAGATGGATTTGAAATTGACATATCTGAACGCTTAGTCGGTGTTTCAGCTACTGCTCAAATAGGTCAACTACAAGTTATACCAAAGCTAATCGACGGTGTATCTGCTACAGTTTCAGTTGGTACAGTAAAAGCAAATCCAACAGAAGCACTAGTTGGGGTATCTGCTACAGGTTCTGTAAACACCGTAGTGGAGAATATAACAGAAGTTCTAGCAAGTGTCGTAGGAACATTTACTCTTAATAAAGGTGACAGACCTTTTGCTAAGACGTTTAATTTCCTAACTGCTCCTAGTTTCGTTGCTACAGGTGCTATAGGAACACCTGAGATAACTACATCTGAAGCTCTACTAAGTGTTTCAGCTACAGCACAGATAGGAACTGTACAACCTAACGTAAATGAGCCTGTAGATAGTGTATCTGCAACAATTAATGCAGGTGTATTAACCCACAGTAACACACACTCTCTGTCAAGTGTTCAAGGAACTACTGCACTAGAGCAAGTACAAGTAGATGGCTTTGAGATAGATGTTCAAGAAAGACTTCAGTCAGTATCGGCTACAGGTGCGATAGGAACATTAACACATAGTTTCACTCACTTTAGTACAGGCGTCGTAGGAACAATGTTTATAGGTACGGTCACATCTACTGGAGTTGTTACAGTATTCAGTCCAACAGCTTATGATAGAAGAAACGTCGCCAGTGTTCTAACAAAACAGTCAAGCTCTTCAAGAATAGCTAGTGTTTTACCAGATCAATCAAGCTCACAAAGGAGGGCTGCTTAATGGCTTTGAAATGGCCCGATAAAGATCCAGACGAACAACTGGACTACTCAATCAACTGGAAGCCTGCTCTTGGTAGTGATACCATATCATCGATAGTATGGAAGATATACGATGAAAACGGCACATTACAAACTTGGTCAGACAGTCAGATTGTAAATGGTTTGCAACTTGTTAGTCGTACCAATACAAACACAGTTGCTACAATATATTTAGGCAGTGGTACTGCTTTCACAACATATAAAATTGTGTGTCGTGTGACTGCCAGTGACGCCACTGTTCGTGAAGAAGAAGTTCGTATAAGAGTTGTGGAGAAAAACTAATGGCTTATGATTATCTCTCCCTTACAAATGAAGTTTGCCGTAGACTTAATGAAACAGAATTAACAACAAGTAATTTTGCCACAGCTACAGGCTTCTATGCACAAGTTAAAGACGCTATCAACGCTTCTATTCGGGATATAAACCAAAAACATTTTAACTGGCCCTTCAACCACAACACAGATGACATAACTCTTACTGCAGGTGAACTAAGATATCCTTTACCAGAAAATGCAAAGTACACCGACTTTGATACTGTTCGTATTTTACGTAATGCTTCACTTAATCTCAACGAAGCAAGAAGATTAAAGCAGTTGAGCTACGATGAATATGTAGATAGATACATCGACCAAGAGGGTGAGACTGATACTACGAAAGGTACAGTTCCCGAATACATCGTTCGTTCACAAGACGGTGATCTTATTGTTGCACCTATGCCAGACAAAGCTTATACAATAGAGTACGAATTTTTTATGATCCCTGCAGACTTGGAAGACAATGGGGATGTTCCAACAATACCATTTAGATTCAAGCATGTAATCGTAGATGGTGCAATGTATCACTCATATATGTTCAGAGACAATCTTGAATCGGCTACATTATCTCTCCGTAAGTTTGAAGATGGTCTGAAACAAATGAGAACTTTACTTGTTAATGAAAACGTATACGCAAGGGCGGTTTAATGCCTGATAGGTGGCAGACACATTCGTTTGAGTTTAAGGGTGGCTTGATAACCAACTTATCCCCGTATCAACAAGGATTTCAAGCTCCCGGATCAGCAAGGATACTTCGTAACTTTGAGCCGTCAATATTTGGTGGGTACACTCGAATAGAAGGTTTTATTAAGTTTGATACAAATGCCGTAAGTAATACAGGAGTTATCAGAGGTATACACCGTTACAACGGAAATGTTTACACCGTAAGAGGTGATGATCTGTTTAGGTCAAGCGGGTCAGGATGGACACAGATAAGCGACAATGCTACCTACAACAGTGCGGGTGTTACGATTGGTGGAGCAGGCAAGGTACGTTTTCTGAAGTACGACTTTGATGGTACAGAAAAACTTATGCTTGTGGATAGCACGGGCAAGCCTTACAGATTTGATGGAACTACGTTTGAACAACTGTCTTCTTTACCTGCTGACACTTCAGGTTCTAGCTTTATAGTTAATTTTAAGAACCACATCTTTCTTGGCAACGGTAAAAATGTAGTTTTTTCTGCTCCTTATGCAGATACAGACTTTACAAGTGCGAGTGGCGGTGGTATAATAAACGTAGCTGATACAATAACAGGAATGATTGTTTTCCGAGATCAACTTATTGTATTTAGTGAAAATAGTATTAATGTAATTGCAGGAAGCAGTGTAGGAGACTTTCAACTAAAGCCAGTATCTCGTGACTTAGGTTGTGTAGGCGAAGATACAATACAAGAGATAGGTGGCGATATTATATTCTTAGGTCCTGACGGTCTAAGACTTTTCTCTGCTACAGATAGATTTGGTGATTTTAGTCTTGCGTCTGTATCTAAACCAATACAAGTTGAGATACTTGATTTAATAAGTAGTAGTCCAAATGGTTTTACAAGTACAGTTATTCGTGAAAAAAGTCAATACAGAATATTTGGATACAACTCAACATACACCAACGATTCAGCAAAAGGGATTGGTGCAACTCAATTAGAAACTGGCATAGCATTCAACGATACACGTGGCATAAATGCTTTTGTAACTTACAGTGAGTACGACGGTTTCGCAGAAAGAATTTACTTCGGTAACGCAGATGGATTTATATACCAAATGGAACAAGGAAACACGTTCGCAGGCACAGACATACCTGCTACGTTTGCCACTCCGTTTATCCCATTGGGCGATCCGACTGTACGAAAGACAATATACAAGGGTGTAACATATTTAGATGTAAATGGTGATTTTGATCTTGAGTATTCACTTAAGTTTGATTTTGACCAACCCGATAGTATTCAACCTGATTCAATACTATCAAGTGATGCAGCGGCATCGATAACATACGGTTCAGGTATATATGGAACATCTTTGTTTGGGGTTAAGCAAAAAGCTATATATGAAGTACAAACGATAGGTTCAGGATTTACAGTGTCGATATTATACGAAACAACAGGTGCAAACACAGACGCTGTTTTTACAATTGATGCTGCTACATTGCAGTATTCTACTAACGCTAGGAGATAAAAAATGGGTACAGGTTACACACGTAATGATACCGCTAACAACATTGCCGATGGTAACGTAATCAATGCGTCAGATCTTGACGGCGAGTTTGATGCGGTACAGGCAGCGTTTAACGGTACAACAGGACACTCACACGATGGTACATCGGGTGAAGGACCACAGATTGCTGCAGGAGGTATAGCAAACAATGCGGTGACCACAGCAAAGATATTAGATGCTAATGTTACTACAGCTAAAATAGCAGATGCTAACGTAACAACTGCTAAAATAGCAGATGCTAACGTAACAACTGCTAAGATAGCAGATTCAAGTGTTACAACTGCAAAGATAGCCAATGCTAATGTTACACTTGCTAAGATGGCAGCTAACTCTGTAGATAGTGACCAATACGTAGATGGGTCAATTGACAGGGTACATTTAGCTGCTGACATTGTAGATGGAACAAAGATAGCTGATGATTCTATTAATTCTGAACATTATGTGGATGGGTCAATTGATACTGCTCACATAGGAAACTTACAAGTTACAACTGCCAAGATTGCAGCAGACGCTATTGATGGAACAAAGTTAGCTGACAACGCAGTTAATTCAGAACACTATACTGATGGTTCAATAGATAGAGTACACCTTGCCGCAGACATTATAGATGGTACAAAGATAGCAGACGATGTGATTAACTCAGAACACTATGTTGCAGGGTCTATTGATGCAGAACACTTAGCATCTAGTTCAGTGACTACTGATAAAATAGCTGCAGATGCAGTAACAACTGCAAAGATAGCTGATAGTGTTTCACTGGGTGGCAATCCAACTACAACTACACAGACAGCAGGTAATAATACTACAAGGATTGCTACTACAGCGTTTGTGACAACAGCAGTAAACAACGCTGAACCATTCCCTTCAGGAACATCAATGCTGTTTCAACAAACTGCAGCACCTACTGGATGGACAAAACAAACAACACATAATGATAAAGCACTTAGGATTATAACTGGCACAGTAGGAACTGGTGGTAGCTCTGCATTTAGTACTGCTTTTGGAACTCCAAGTGTTGCAGGTGGTTCTGTTAGTGGTAATCCCGGAACAAATCAAACTGTAAGTGCAGGTAATCTGGCTGTAAGTATAAGTGGTAATATAAGTAATACAACACTTAGTACAAGCCAAATACCATCTCACAGACACCATTTGTCCTATGCTGAAAGTGCTGGAAACCAATGGGTAAACGGAAGGGCTCAATCAGGTTTCAATAATAACACTACTATTTTTACTGGTTATGAAGGTGGTGGTGGCTCACACAATCACGGACATAATTTAAGTGGCTCTATGACTGGTAGTCCAACTCTTAGTGGTAACATCACAGCAGGTAACTTGGCAGTAGGATCATCCACTGCATCAATTAACGTACAATACGTTGATTTTATCATAGCTAATAAGGATTAATGTGCAATTAAAAGTAGAAGATAACTGCCCTTTAAATGGGTTTAAAAAATGTAAGCAATTTAAATGTGCTTGGTTCGTGCAAATGAAAGGTACAAATCCTAATGATGGCAAAGAAATAGACGAATATGCTTGTGCAATAGCGTGGTTACCTATGTTATTAGTAGAAAATGCAATGCAGTCAAGACAAGCAGGAGCTGCAATAGAATCATTTAGAAATGAAATGGTTAAAGCAAATGAATCTAATCAAAGTATTTTAGAAATGTCAAAAATTTTAGATTTTAAAAATAAGGGAATAATTAAATAATGAATGATATGACAAGAGTAAAAAATTTAACTTTTATTAGTTCTTACGAAAATCTAGCGTCTGATGATTATTGTGATAGAATGATAGAGGCTTGGGAAAGAATATATAAAAATTCATCATTACGAGATTTTGGTTTTGATGGTACTATCTCAAATAATGGTGTGAGAAACAGAAAAGACTTTTCTTTGTTTTTTTGTGAAGAAAGAAATAACACAAAAAACTTACAAATAGAAACAAATAAAATATTAGATGCGGGTTTAAAAAAATATGGTGCTGAATATCCATCATTAGAAATGCACCAATATTATAGTGCAAAAATTAAAGTTCAAAAAACGCCACCAAAAGGTGGGTTTCATAATTGGCATAGCGAACATGCTCTTGGTGAAGCATCTACTAGGATTTTGACATGGACAATATATTTAAATGATGTACCAGAAGGTGAAGGTGAAACAGAGTTTCTTGAATATGGTATTAAAGTACAACCAAAAAAAGGAAAAGTGTGTTTTTTCCCAGCGGCATTCACACATACACACAGGGGTAATCCAGTTTACACACATAATAAATACATAGCAACTGGTTGGTATTACTTAGCTTAAAGGAGAAAAAAATGCCAAAAATAATATATATAAAAGATGGTCAGGATAATACATCACAACTTATTATAGATAATGAGCAAATAAATGCCTCTAGTTGGGGTGTAGATAGCACAATTCATGCTATTCAATGGGATGGTTCTAGAGGTGAGATTGAATATAATGATGGTACGCCAAATAAAGAAATAACAGATATATCTTCTTTTGATTTTGAAAATAAATTTGCGGCTGAAAAAAAGGCTTATCAAGATGCTGAAGCAGAAGCTATTGCAAATAGAACATATGATTTAAAAAGAAGTGCTGAATATCCATCTATAAGAGAACAATTAGATGATATTTACCATAATGGTATAGATGGTTGGAAAGCTACAATAAAGGCAGTAAAAGACAAATATCCTAAACTATAAGGGTACATAAATGAAAATGCAAATGAAACCTGAACTCCAAGTACAAATGGAACTAGATGCACATGAAAAAGAGTGTGCTGTCCGATATCAAATGGTCAATGACAAGCTCTGTACTCTAGACAAAAGAATGTGGCGAATAGAAGCTATGTCTATGGTGGGTACACTTGGAATAGTGGCTTTGGTTGTAGCAATAGTGATGAAGTAAGGAAGTAGATGGCGTTACCTCCTCAAAATACGACTTTTCAAGAAGAAGCAAAAAAAACTCAAAAACGTTTAGAAGAGTTAGCTCCCAACGTTGGTAACGCACAAATAGTATCAGGACCTGCACAGTTTGTGGATAGGGGTGCTATTTATCAAGAACCGCCCAAAGGAAGTGGGGAGATTGCTTCAGTCGCTTCTTTGAAGGACTTAGACAAACAAATATCAGGTGCGGGGTATTTCGCACAACCTGCACAGTTACAGGCAGGAGTACTCAGAAGTGGGCAACAACGCATAGCTAAACCAGAAGTTGGTGGTAATATAGGACCTGAAAGTGAAAGAATAACTGCACTTTTAGGGTCAGTACCTAATCCTTCAGGATATAGACCTACCTATAATGATAAGGCAATGACCTACGATTATGCTCTAAGGTTAAATGCAACTAGGGTTACTAAAACTCCTGAAGAAGCTAGACTCATACAGGAAGCATTAGCAAGAGGACC